CCGACCAGGGTTCGGTCGAGCGTGCCAACCTGTGGAACTTCACCTCGTCCTCTGCCGCGGTGCTCGCGTCCAACGTGTGCGTTGGTGGTGAGTCTGGTAACTGCTTCATCACGACTGCCCTCACCGGTGCTCCCCTCCTCAAGGCGTCTTCCGAGGGTGTTGCTTGGACCGAGGAGCTCGCCGGCCCCGTCGACACTTTCAAGCTCGTGCTTAACGGCCAGGATCGCTTCAAGGAGCAGACCGGCAAGTACTTCAACCAGGTCCAGGCCTACAACCACCACACTGGCTCGCCCCTCCCCGGTGTGTACTCCTACTCCTTCGCGCTTAAGCCCGAGGAGCACCAGCCCACCGGCACCTGCAACTTCTCCCGCATCGACAACGCCCAGGTTGCCATCAAGACCAAGGCTGGCGCCGTCGCGACCAACCTTAACATGTTCGCGGTCAACTACAACGTCCTCCGCATCCAGTCGGGTATGGGTGGTCTCGCGTTCTCCAACTAAGCATTTAGTTGTAGCTTAAAATAATTATTCGACATCATTTTTAAAATGCACAGTACCAATGCTGTTTAAAAATGATTAGCAAAACGTGTAGGATTTATTCGGTAGCCTCATCGCCGTATAGTTCTTCCAGGAGCGTGAGCATCTCTTCAACATCCTTAAGAGCTGATTTTGTAGACCGCAGATTCCATACGGCCAACCTTTTCAACCGTTCATTCACCTGTTTCGCCTCGTTAACTTGTTTCTGAAGACATTTAATTCTCTTATTCGATTCGCTAAGGACGGGGAGTGGTACGGTTTTATTTGGGTGTCGACGCCGCTGCCCGTTATACTTCGGGGTCACACGGGGAGAATTGTATACGGATTCGCATGTAATAGTAAACATATACTCATATTACGACATTCCACTTTAAACACGTTAAACTTCTCGAAGAACCGTGATAATGGGCGATTCGTCTTCGTACCCATAATATCTGATGGATATTCCAAAAAGCGTTGACATGTCATCACGTACTCTATAATTTATATACTGTTTCCAATTTTTCAATGTGGTGTTAAAGTATTCGTACCCTTCGTCTGAAAATGCATGGATACGCATGAACGGTTCACTTCGCAATTTTCTCATGTATTCGCTAACAGCCATGGGTAAAGGTAGAGTATTGTTATCGTATGCTTTGATGATATCAATCACGTAATATCCGTGTGAATCACACAGTATATTAGATTGTAGCCACGGAAAACCTTTTATATACGCTTCAAAATCCGCATCACTTGGAAGTGTTGTGAATATTTCCGTATTAGACGAGACCGACTCGCTACCACCGTATCCTGGATGTGTGTGATATGTTATGTTCGAGTGCCATATATCATCAAGGTCTTTTTGTTCTACGGAACCACGTTGTTTAGACGTCCTATAAGTTGGTTCGCTAAATCGAAATGCTTTATATTCAATTCCACCCGCATATTCCCAGCGTTTTACCGAAGATAAATAACTTATTTCTTTTAATTGACGAACAGATTCACGGGGTAATTTGAGTCGTTTTTTTCGGAAAGCTGTTGCGCGGTACACGAGTCCTACCTCCATACAACCCTGATTTATACGTATAAAAGATAACAGCTATTATCACACATGTACGAAATCTACACTGATGGAAGTTGTCTGGGTAACCCCGGTCGTGGTGGGTGGGGTGTTATCGGAGAAGACTTCAAACTATATGGAAAACAAACCGATACGACTAACAACGTCATGGAGATGACCGCGATTCTAAAAGCCCTGGAGGAGTGTGAATATCGGAATATCGGTGATGTGTGTATACATACCGATAGTCAATACGTGAAGAATGGAATAAGTAAGTGGATCGTGGGTTGGAAACAAAACGGTTGGATGACATCGACGGGGACCCCCGTTAAAAATAAAGAGTTGTGGGTCGCCATAGACGAAGCTCGTCGCAAATTGAATAGAGTCGAATGGAAATGGGTCAAGGCACACAACGGTGAAGCGAAAAATGAGGAGGTGGACAGACTGGCCTTCGAAAGCGCCGGTGGAACCACGAAACAACGTAAATTTTATAACGTGGTCAAGGGGCATACGCCGGGAATATACACGACATGGGCTGAAGCTAAAGAACAGATCGACGGGTATAGCGGTGCCGTATACAAGTCTTTTAAAACAGAAGAAGAAGCTCGGAAATGGGCACCCACTACGACTACGAAGTTTACCCGTATTTTTCTGAACGTCCCGTATGATGATAAAGATTTTGTCAAGTCTCGGGGTGCCAAGTGGGACCCGGAAAAACGAATGTGGTGGGTACAGGAAATGAAAACAGATCTCGAAAAATATATCTGTTAATGCTAATGGGTGAAGTGGATGTGCCCCATGACTGTAAGTGGTGTGACAAACAAGAAAAACTATTGATTAAGTGGGCCGAGAAAGCGGCCGGTTATAGATGGTTACATAATCATTCGAGGTTGTATTTCAAGAAACAAAATGATTATCTATCATATCCCAGTATTATCATAGCGAGTATAACGGGTGTCGGTGGGTTTGCAGTTCTTAACCCCAGTGGTAATGAAAATATGAGTCCAGATACACAGACGCGTATCGTATTGATACAGTACTTTTTCGCGTTTTTGAACGTGATGGGTGGTATTCTCACATCGATAAGTAAATTTAGTCAAAGTTCTACTCTCATGGAAGCTCATTCGTCTATGTGTGTACAATGGTCAAAATTTTACAGAAATATTGACATGGAATTATCCCTGGATACCAAACATCGAGCGGGTGTCGTGGATTTTGTGATGAAATCTCGTGAAGAATACGATCGATTACTTTCCGACGCACCCGACATACCGGGAATTTCGATAAAGGCGTTTAACGCAGCATTCCCAGATAAAGAGAACAAACCGGATGTGTGTAACGGGTTGAGTATCATAGCAGGAGATGAAACGTCTTCTATATCAGCACCTACTAAAGTCGTGTCGAAGTGGATAAGTGTTTTGACAGGTCCCAGAACTGCTCGTAGAAGTCTCGATGTGCGGGATGTTATTTAAGATTTAAACCCCTCTTTTTTATCGTATTTTTCAGTTCGGCCATAAGTTTAGTGCGTCCATTACTAATTATAGGCTTCGGAGGTGGTGGGGGTGGTGGAGGAGGTGGGGGTCGAGTCTGTGGTTTTGGTGGTACTACATTATTGGAGCGTGACACCGTTGTCGGTACTACAACGATAGTTTTACACATTTTAATAACTCTTTGGGCATTTCTCACAGTATCATTAAAGTTCATGCTAATTTTCTTGCGAAGTTCAGCGGGTGAAAGTTGTACACGTTTCCCTTTGACGGTTTTGGTGAGACGAATGCCGAGTATTCTAGCTTTACCCTTTAGATCTTTATACTGCATTTAGTATTATCTAATATTATTTTTCTAGTATATACTAAATGCCATCTGTTAAAGAATTGAAGAATGTAAAGACAAAACTCAAAAAAGTTCCCAAATCCAGTGGAAATGCCCCCAAAATACCAACTGTTGAACTGCTTCGTCTAATCGCAGCGGATCCTAAAATTAGGCGAGACAGGGAGTTCTTAAAACGTCTTCATGAACTCATGAAGAAATGATTTATTTAAGCTTCAACATGTACATCGTTTGTCTAATGAGCGCGACGATTTCATCGTGAATGTTCTGAAGGTGTTTATCCTTGGGAAGTTTCATCGCTTTCATGCGCGCTAACAGCGACTTAAAATAAGAATTGGCCAGTTCTGGTGTAGAGAGGAAACGTTTGTTCAACTTGGGTGGTTTGATCTTCGAGTATTTACCCATATACGTTTCGCTGTATGCATCTATGAGTGGTACTATATTGGTGTAATACGCCTGTAGGGCCTTATGTTGAGCGTACGAGTTTGTATGTAAATGAAAATAGTGCGTCTGTGTTCGGGAATTCATCAACATTCCAACAAACTTATTCGCGTCTGTCATATTTATGTATACATAGGATTTTAATATCCACCTTTAAGTCTATCAGGTGTTTCAGATGGAAACTGTCTCGAGAAGAAATGTTTGTTACCCCAGTCACTGTGCCCTATCGTACTCGGACCGGACCTATCAATTTTGATGTATCGCCGCAAATCCTTATAGTATACGCGCGCCCCGGCGGCGATGATATCTTCGTGTTTCAAGTCGACATGGTTGTCGATGGGGAAAAAGTATTTGTAATATTTTTTCATATTCTCTACATGCACGAGATAACACTTCATGCTCGTTATCCATTTCACGCGTTCTAAACCGCGTTGTTTTTCGCCGTCGGAATATCTGGAAAGACAATGGAAGAAGCATATTTCAAAATCATCACCCAGTGTGTCGATCACACTTTGTACCTTCTTATAGAAATCATCATTCAGAATGATGACATTATCTTCAAACATGAGCGCATACTTAATATTTTGGTCGAAGCATCGCTTATAAAATTCCATATGTCCCATGTAACAACCGATCGCACCCATGTTAAAGTACGTAATATCTGGTCGCTTCTTTACAGAATCATAGTGCATTTCGATGGCTTCGTTAAAATATTCTTGTTTCACATATTTTTTATATTTTGTCGCGTTTTCTACACTCTTTGTATCCTTACCATAAATAATTTCTAATGGAATGTCGCTGTTGTAATGCCTCATGAATGTTTCCTGACGTTTCGTGGATGATGGTAGCGTCAGAAGAAAGGCTTTATAGTCAACATCGATTTTATAACGTTTACGTAACAACATAAACGTCAAAACTATCAACACTAACAAAAGTGCGAATGTCCGGTCGTCCATAATTTAATATACGTATAGAATAAAATATGGACACCAGGATTCTAAGTCTATTGATTATCACATTAACGTATGGTTTGATATATTCGTTGATGCCAAAGGAAGAATTTGGATTCAAGACGGCTCTCGATCCATTTTACTTTTCGTTCACGACTATGAGCACGGTAGGTTACGGTGACATATCTCCCAAAACTGATCGGGCTAAACTTATGGTGATGACACAGCAAGCCGCACTCATCGTCGAGTTGTCCACAATACTTCAAAGTGTATTTATTATTAAAAAATAGTTACGTATATTAGTAGATGTGCTTAAAGATCCGTCGTAGTAGATATGATTTTAAAAAACCATTTATGTGTTCGTGTGATATATGTGGCCGAAATCATACGAACGTGGATACTCTTATAGAACACATGGGATCGCACGACCTTCGAGACATACACGCCCGCATACGCGCCAACTATGGAACGGTGAGATGTAATACATGTTACAGGGCATTCGATACGGTGTATAACATGACGCTTCACTCATGTGCCATAGATGACGCTGTTTAAGTGTCCTTATCCCTCACTGTCCAGTTACCTTTTAAAAGAGCCGATCGTCGCTCCCAATCTGTTATTTTGATCGTATTAGTGGGTGGTGTGACAAGCACTCCCTCGTCAACTACACGACACTTGTAGTTACCGACTGCGCACATGTGCTCAAGTTCGAACCTCGACGCGAATTGTACATACGGTACCAAGCTCATTTCCGCTTCGAGTAGAGTTTTGTAGCGAAAGGCATCCTCGAAAGTTCTGAACGCGATTATACAATCAGTACCCTCATTCATCGACTTTACAGAATATATACCCAAATCTCCATCACCGATGAAAGCCAATATATGGAACATCTGCAAATCATGTACTTTTTCCAACAATTTACTATTTTTAGTATCGTAAGAATAGTAAGCTGTAGTCACGGTTTTATATTTCCTCGGACGTGTGAAACGACGCACACTCATGGACATTTTAGTGGCGAACATGGTTCCAGACATACCCGATAGTATTAATAAAGTTTATAATAGCAAACGCGTTAAAGAGTGATTCGCGGATCGTGTTCATGTAATACATTTCTATATTTTGACGTGTACTTAGGATGAAATAATCCTGTCGACAGCTTCTGGCCAACTCAGAACGCTCAAATCACCGTAACGACACCACGGATATTCATGCTTTCCGTCGTACCCACAGAAATGTACGGGGGTCACATCGTATCTATCGGCGATTCCACACGTCATGTCATTGTCGTCTATTATGGTACCGATGTTCAGGCATGTACAGATGTCAATTTTACATATTTCTCGATTCGTGTAGCTGTTTGTTAGAATGATATCATCAAACATGTTTGGGAAGTGGAAATTAATCCAGTCTTCGGTCTCACTTCGAGCGTATTCTTGTCTCCCCGTGATGATATACATTTTTTCGGAACGCTCTCGAAGCTTTTTTATCGCATCAACTGACCCCTCCAAAGGTTGAATCATTCCGAACACTTCAGATTTATAAAATTCTTTCACCATCTCTTTCGATTCGTTATTTGTAATTTTAAACATATTACTGTAATTGTAACCATATTTCGGTCTTTCTGGCATCGTCAATTTTTTCCATTTAGCCATCGGCTTCACAAACGGCATGAGAACTTCATCGATATCGACGGCGATGCGATTCATTGTAGTTTATTCATTCGTAATCTCTAATTACAATTCCAACGGGAAAACGGGGAACACCTAGAGCTGTTAGATTTTGATAACGAACCGTCAATTGTTTGCCTATGTATTTATCCTTATCTTCCAGTAATTTCCGGCGCACTTCGAGTGTGCCTTCGGGTTTCGCAGAAAAGTGGTGTTCTCCCGCCTTACACACCCAGATCGCGGTACCCTTTTCACGTCCCGTACCCTCTTTAACATCCACGATGGGAAACTCGTCTGTCTGAAATGCCTTGTACTTGAGGAGGTGGTTACTCCTCTTCCCAATCTCATAGACACTGGACGCTTCACGAATCATGATACCCTCGTGTCCATCCCTGACGAACATATCGTGGTATTTCTGAATTTCAACCACCTTTTTGACGAGGAATGTATCGACAGAGATTCGTTCCTTTCGTTCTTCAAACGTCAGGTTCGGTCGGTTCAGATCAAAGTAATCAAACACGTGGAATTCGAGTGACTCTGGGTTCATTTTGAACATACTCGTAATTTCCTCGAATGTCTTATTGGGAACGTAACATTCTCCATCGAGATACTCTCCATCCTTGAGACCGCGTGCGAGATGTTCGACACCCTTTACAGGCTTACCAGTTCGAGAAAAACACCCCTTATTAGAGACGAGTAAACGGATACCATCAATCTTGGGTTGTACGTAAAAGGGTTCGGTAATATACTTTTGACGATCCTCCCACTTGTTCGCCAACATAGGAAGAATCTCGGTACACTTGGTTCTTTCATTGTTCCACATGGTCATGGCTCGATTGACAGCCTTTTCGTACCCGGTTTTGACATTCGTCCTCGACTCGGTCATCTTATCACTCCCAACGACACCACACACCTTCACGATATCAGCTGTACCATCCTTCAAGTCCTCTACGCGAATGTCAGTGAACCTCTCACGACCGTTTTTATCTTTCTTGATAAGGCGTTCCATTGTATGAAGTTTTAAATTCTACGCTTTAAATAGATGTCTGGGTTACCAGTTGTAAACTATAGCAGAATGGAACGACTTAGGCCTCCTCCAATAACGACTATCCCACTCAATTTGAATACACTCAGTGTATTAGTGTTACTATTATGTGTAATCGCCCTATATCGGCGGTTTGTGATAGTTAAGAAATCTCGTGAACAACGCCATACTTAATACACTCATCGGCGTTTATATAAATATCTCGTGTCATCATGTCTTTGAGTACGTCTTTTGGAATATCCGTCTCGGATTTATATAGTTTTTTGACAGTTTTCATAATTTTCTTGCATGTTCTCAGTTCGTCTCTCAATTCGGTATATTTACCCATGAAACCGGAACTCAATTGATGAATAAGGACGTACGCGTGCTTTCCCATATATCTACGCACACCACCAAGCAACATGAATGTCCCGGCGCTACAGCACACCCCCTCGACATACGTGTGTACGCGCACTTTTGAACTTTTTAGAGTGTCCATGGCACTCATACCGGCATGAACATCCCCACCATCACTGCAGATACGCACGTTGATAGTA